AGCCAAGTCCTTTGACTTTTTGCGGGGGTGGTCAACTCTATCATTTTTCATTATCTTTAACTGGGTTAGTTCATCAAACAGAAGTTCGATAGATGGCATAGCGACTCTTTCCTCATACACGAGCATTGCCATATCTTCATAATGTTTTTTAGCAACAGAGACAGTATCAGTTCTTATTCCAACTTGCTTTAATTCATTCTGAATATCAAATGACTGCCAACGGTCAAAGGAAACCATTCCAATATTAAATCCAAGTCTTCTTAGATTCTGAATCCATTGTTTAACTTCTGAAAGATTTACTGGGCCTTCTACCTTTGGTTCCCACCAGGCTACTGCATCTACAATTACGATTGGGGCTACTTGTTCATAGTTATTGATGACTTGTATGTTTACCCATTTATCTACGTGAGCAATAGCAACTGCACACTTATCGTGCTTCTGTGCAAGGTCAGCGTGTACATAATAAACCTTGTCTGGATCAGGTTTAAATGCTTCATCAAACCTTCTAAAGTTATCTACAGGATTACGAAGAGTCATACACTTTCTTACTTTTTCTACCTGCTTAAAGAACGCATCTGATGCAAAGGTTGGTACACAAGCAAATCGTTGCATTGCATCTGCAAGGTCAGTCATAAAAGCAATCTTAAAATCATCAATCTTTCGTGTTGGATTTACTTCCCAAGTTGGTTTCTTTAGTGCAAACACTCCTGGATATTTGTATGAAATAATATGGTCTTCATCCCAGGAAATCTGAAACTTATTACTTGGATCTGTATCTGGTAGAAGTGGGTTAATTATAAACTCATGTGTTCTTTCAATTACTTCTTTCTCAGCAATTACTTCATCATACTTTTCTGAAATAAAGTCTCCTGGATATCGTGGGAATGAAAGAAGAACAACCTTTCCAAGGTCAGGGAAACGAGAGTCTACAGATCCACGAAATGCTTTGTAGATATTATCAGCAGTCTTTCCTTGCTCGTTGCCAGTTCCAACCTCAGAAGCAAAACCAGAAATCTCATCAAGTACTGCAAGCAAAAGGTTCAAACCTTCATGCGATTCTCTTTCTGAGTGACCAGAGTAAACAGTAATTGACTTATTAAACTCAACGGAGTCAGCCTTTGCATAATACTTTCCTATGAACCAGGGTGATCTTTCAATCTTAGATTTAAAACCTTTAAAGAAAACGTTCTTTGCTTGCTGTGCGTTAATAGCCACGTTGATAAGGTCAATAGCATCTCCAGAAGGCTTACCAAAATATTTTGCTGGGTCTTTTAAGCATAGAAGTTTATATACAATGTATGAGCATGCTACGGTTGATGTGAAGTCTTTTCCAGATCCCTTGCCAAGTTGCAGGATGATTTCATTCTTTGTATACTTATCAAAATATCTTGACCCCTCTTCTTCACCCATAAGATTAATAAGATCTTCTTTGCGATAGATCTGGCTCATTGCCTCAACAATATCATACTGGATATCTGATAGTGGTGGCTGGCCCAGAAAGTCTTCACCCTCTACGAATGTCCTTGCATCTACAGGAATTTCTTCAAAGTGATCAGACTTTAGTGCTTCAAGGAACTCATTGAACATCGTGGACAACTGTAATCACCTCGTTGTCTTTTGCAAATGAAGACAGCCTACGCATAATCTCATCACGAACCTGTGGGTATTCAGATGCAATATCTTTTAATATTACAACAAGAACTTCTTGACGACGTTCAATTTCCATCATCTCTTCTGCTAACTCTTTATTCTCAAGCAGTCCAGCCTTTTGTAGCATATCAATGCGCTTAGACTCGATGTCCATAACTAACTTAATACCTGCAGTCTTTGCACTAAGATTATTAGTCATAGATGCTTCATCAATAACTTCGTATGTACGAGAGACCAACTTGCTGTAGTGTGCATCAGCAGCAGCGAGTGCTTCTTTGGCACGGGCACGAATAGCATCATTGGCAGATGCCATGACCTTCCACTCATTAATAAGTGTTACAACCTTTTGTCTTGGTATTGCAAGTTGTTTAGAAATTACAGTTGGGTCATTACCCTTTAAGTATTCTTCTACTACTTGATTTACTTGATCAAGGTGCTTGACTAGGTCATCTTCAGTTGACATACTTTCCCTCTAGTCTATTGATTTCATCCTTGATATAGAAGATTGCCTTTTCTAAATCTTGAATAGTCTTTGCTTCGTCTTTTAGTCCTGCTCTCCATAGGTACTTAAAGGCATTGCCAATATTAAAGTTTCTGTGTCTAGTAATCTCAATACACTCAATTCCAGAAGGATCTGATGTGTAGTGTAATGGATTGTTGACTTGATCAACTGTTATATTTAAATTGTCACTCATAGGATTCCTCGTCATCAACTTCCCAATCAAATGCTTCTGGTATTCCTTTTAGTGCAGCAAATGCAAAAGCAAAACCAACAGTGCCTGCTACTGCAAGTGCTACTAAAGCCTTCTCAAATTTACTCATCGTCTTGACTTCCTTAATCCAAATTTAGCAAGGTAAACATAAATGGTCTCTAAACTCACTCCGCACTCCTTTGCAATCTCTTCTGGAGTCTTCTTATCCATAAGATATCTCTTACGCATAAAAGTCTCGCTTGTATATAGTTTAGCAGCCATGAGTCTATTTGTCAACCCCAGGAACTTTCCAGTCTAGATCTTCCCTATTTACAGCAGGAATGTCTTTGATTGACATCATGTGCTGATATCCATCTATCTTATCATATTCTGGATTATACTCTGTCCATTTTAAGTTTACCCCACTTTTTCTGCAATAGTCTTGAGTAATTTCTAACGGGATGTCTCCATATTTACCCAAAAGTTTTCCAGAAAATAATAGGTTTAACTTTAACATTGCTTTGCTTGAGTGATCCCAGTGATCTTTTTTCTTATCATCTGCCCAAGGTCTTGCAGTATTATATCTGCTTAACCTTTCTCCTGGATATTTTCTTGAAAGATGGTGGTAGGAAAAAATCTTTGATGTTGCAAACATTCTCCATCCTCTACCCCAAGACTGTAAAGATACATATGGCTCTTCTCCATTAAAGTTCATCTCTGGATCTAGGGGAACTTCATCTATGTAAGACTTTTCTGCAAAACACCATGTAAAGTGTACCCAATAGTTTTCATGAACATCTTCATCTTCAGGTGGTACATTTCCAATTGGGAACCAGTACCCTGGTATAAAATCAGATACCGACTGGCTTCTTGGATCCCAGCCTTGGATAGATGGATGGTACAGGTTAGTTTTTACAACATCTTTATATCTAAGAGACCAGTCATCATTGTACTCAAAATCTGGAGGACAAAATGTTAGTATGGCTTTTCCAGTTTCAGATTTTGATTTCGCCTTTACATATTCTTGCAAGCATGTTACATCCCAGTCTTGTTCAAACCTAGTGTGTCCACATATATACAGTATGTAATCATGCTCAAATGGTAAGCCTTTTGTTGTTAAATCTCGTGCCCAAAGTATTCCTCTGTACTCTGAAAGATCAAATTTTCTGTAAAGCATTTGCTCTTCTGGAACAAAACTTAAATCTGAATAAAATTCTGGATAGTGTTCTTCTACTATAGAGAACACAAGATCTTCTTTATTTTTTGCTTTATCGTAGCAGTCTTTGACTGTTCCAAGAAGATCTCCTTCTTTGTAAGAAATTATTGATACTAATATCTTTGCCATGTTACTCTTCCTTGTATTCTTTAATAGTTGGATCAAGTCTATCCCAGTGCCCCTTTGGGCTGCCTTGATAAATTTGTCCAGTCTCTCTATCTAAAAGTATCCATTTCGTAGGAGCAAGAGTCCTGACCGTTAAAATAACGTCTTGATCTTCTTCCTTAAACTTAAGAGGATCTCTCTCCATCATTCCGTACCTATAGCCTTTCCCCAATTTTTTAATGCCCAGTGCCCAATTCCGCAAGCATCCGCAACATCATTATCTGTAATCGTTCTATCATAGTTAATATTAATAAACTTAATTGTTCTTTCTTTACGAAGATTTCTTTCATATGTCTTGTACCAAGAAACAGATTTCCCAGGGTGCTGTGCACGAATAAAAAGTTGCTCGTCCTTAGAAATCTTTTTGTTACCAATAAAATTTTGCCAAGTGATTGGGGAAACTTTGCCTATAACCTTAGTTCCAGACTGACCTGCTGATCCAAGAATTGCTCCTTGAACTAAAGCCAGGTCTGCTGCTGTCTTGGGACTGTTCATAAATACTGTGTGCTCAATTACAATGGCTTCAAACCCACCGTACATATCAAGAAACAACTTAACTTTTTGTCCAGCGTCCATAACTTTTTCATAGGTGTCTTTGCCTTTAAATGTAATCTTTCCTACTGATTCTAAAGTCTTTTGTTGAGTATTAAAAATAGCAAAGGCAAGACTGTTTGTACTTGCATCAATTGCACAAATAGTATTTGGAATTTTAGTTCCTATTGCCTCTGCTAGTTTCATTTTAAATTATCCTTAATTTCTTTTAATGCTTTTGCTACGTCAGAAGGATTAACGTTGCACTTAACACAAAGATTGTCATCATTGTAGATTGACAAAGCCTCTTTGCATGATTTGCAAACTCTTTCCTTACCTATTCTTTTTTGTCTTCTAGAAACCATATACCTTGCAGCAATTTTTTCTTTTGTTGACTGGTCTCTACATTCTGGTGAACAATAGATCTGATAGGTTATATCAGTTTTAAATTGTTTATCACACCATTGACAATGTTTCATCTAGTGGCTCCAAGGACTTTAGTTTAAAGTCTCCCTTACCAGCCTCTGCACATGCCTTTTTAATAGGACATGATTTGCAAATTTTTGAATTTGAGCGATAGTTCTTTTCAGGCAGGGTTCTGTCGACCCAAGCCTTGCGAACTGATCTCATCCATTCAAACGTCTGGTCTACCCACCGACGATAATAATCATTTACTTCTACTGGAAGAATAAGCAACTCGTGATTGTTTTTATTT